GCGCCTACATTGATATCGGTCGCTTCGTTGACGATCAGAATCTTCCGATTGTCGTTGAGGCTCGGACGCTGGTTGTTCCGGTTGAATGGCAGCATATCGCCCGCAAGGTTCTTCAGACAGAATACGAAGTTGGCTCCGGTAACAACACGATCAATCCGGTTTCGTCTTCGCGTATGCCGCTTGATCTGGTTGTCACTCCGTACATTTCGGACACTGATAGCTGGTATATCCGCACGGATATTGATGATGGTATCGTTTTCCAAGAAGTCGATGCTGTCAATCTTGACCGCGATAACGAGTTCGACACGAAGAATCTCAAGTTCTCGGCGATGCGTGGTTTTGGTGTTGGTGCGGCTAATTACCTCGGGTGGTACGCAAGCGCAGGCGCCTGAGTAGTATCCAAGTGGAGATTGTTGATGACTTCTTTCAAAGATAACATCTACAGCGGTAATATCGCGACGACTTCGGCAAACTCTAGCTTAAGTGCCGTGAGTTTACGCAGAACCCATGTCTTTAATGCCGTAGGTGGTACGACTCCGCAAACTTTGACGGGTACGCTCCCGCCTAATACCGAAAACATTAGCGGTTATCTTTTTGTTGTTCAGAACGCCTCGGCGACTGTCAGCAATAAAATCACTGTATCGGCTGGTGGTACGAACCTGTTCACTATCGATCAGTTTGGTTCTGCCGGTGGTCAATCGGGCGCTACGTTGGCTGGGTTCGCTCGCTTCACTTATGTTGGTTCGGCTTGTGCAACGCCTCCTGTTCCTAGCCCTCAGACTAACGGCGGGGAAATTCCGTACTCGGTTACCTTTCTCCCTGTGTCGGCGGATAAGACGGGTTCCTACAAGCTTCATCTTTCGTTTAACCGCGCAGATACGACTTGGGGACCACAAGGTCCGTATGCTCCTAACACCTTTGTGTAATCATGCCGCTTAATTCAAAAGGCAAAAAGATTAAGAAGGCGATGGAGAAAGAGTACGGGAAGAAAAAAGGCCAGAGTGTCTTTTACGCTTCTGAAAATTCTGGCCGCATTAAGGGAGTCAAGGGCGGCAAAAGAGGTTAGAGATGCATCGCCCTATTCAAAAACTAGTCACTGCTTCTGGTAGTAATAACGGCTCTCTTACTGTTCTTGACCGTTATGTAAACGGCTACGCTTATTCCGTTACCATGAAAACCGCTGGGGCTAATTATACTGTTAAATATAGTATGGACGACCCCTATCTTGATGTGAACGGAAACAAATACACATCAAGTTATCTCACTTCGGCAGTTTGGTTCGACAGTGATGATCCAATCATGGTCAAGGCTTCGACTAATCGTTCCTCGAATTTTGCATTTATCCCGCGCGCGGTTCGTTTGAGCGCAATCTCAAAAACATCCGCAGGCAATCCTCTAACTTTTACAATTATCCCAATGGGAATTGACGGTATGTGATGAAATACACTCCTAAGCCAGACAAAAGAAACACCAGCAACGGAATGATTCCTAACAAGGCGATCCGCCGAGCTCCTGCCAAGAAAATGGTCGGCAAAAACATGGGTCGGGGGAAATGATTAGATGGCACGCAGGAAGGGTAAGCCTGGCGATTACCTAATCACGGACGATTATACCGGCTGGACGACCTATGCCAGTCGAGTCCAAACTGATTACTGGGGCAACGTCGGTAAGAACGTCCTCAAAAGAAATCTCCAAGAAATATCCTCTCCTCTCGGTGACCCATATCCGGTCGATCTTTACCGTGGTCCCCAATACGAAACCACGAACGCATGCGATTTTGAAACGCTCCCACTTTTCGTTGGAAAAACTTCAAGGCCATTTCCAACGAACGCTGCTTACGCACAACTTCAAATATGGAACCCTGGAATTGGTGATGCTGAAATCGGCTGCACTTTCATTGTGAGATAAATGACAACGTACTCGAAATCGACCTTAAAAACTTTCTTTGAAACAGGGGATGTCCCTTCTGGAACGGACTACGCTAACTTTATCGACTCGTATGTAAACATCGTTGATACCGCCGAACAAACGATGGCTGGGCCGCTAACTACAACCCAGTTAAATGCAACTTTAGTCTCCGCCACGAATGCAAATGTTACTTCGGTACTAAGCGCGGCTTCTCTAAACGTCCAAAGCGGGTTGAGCGTATCATGTGATGTTTCGGCTCCATCTAATGTTATCTACGCGAGTGCAGCGAAAATATCTTTTAGCTATCATGGCACTCCATTAATTGTCAGTGCTGCTGGAACAGCCCAAGCCACGGGTGCTCCTCTAACGGCGGAGTTTTGTCGTTTGCAGGGCGCTACTGATGGTCAAACGACAGGCTTCAGGATACTCGCAAACCAAACTGGCTGGGTCCAGTATCTTTCAAATGAATGCACAGTGTCAGCCAATCTTTGGCCCCCTACGGGCGGATCAATAAATGGCCTGGGAGCTAATACTGCATTCCCGCTTGCTGCCAATGTCCCCTACATCGTTATGCACAGAACCGCCTCAGCTTATGCGGTGAAATAATGGCGCTCTCAGAATTAAGGTTCACAGTTCTTGAGACTGTAAACGAAGTCCAAAGAAAGCTTGGCCTTACCCCTACAGCTACGCTCACTGCAAACAGAGTTGCGGTTGAGCTTATAGATCATATTAATGACGTGGTTGATGATCTGTCCGATTTTGGAAATTGGATGGAAGCTCTCACGACTACTAAAGTAACCTGTTTATCTTCGGTTCAAAATTACGTCATTCAAGTAAGCGGCGTTGTTAAAAATATAGGTGATATCTACCTCTCAACGAGACGCGGGCCTTTACGCTCGGTCGATGTCGATACGATGAGAATTATGACCAGAACAACGTCATATGGTCAGCCTTCTCAATATTGTATATTTGGGGTGGATGCGTCTTCTGGACAGCCAATTATAAGAGTAAGGCCTACTCCCGATACAAGCCAGAACGGCTCTTTATTCTCAATTCTTTATTATAAAAAACCCTCTCAATACACGATTGACGATACGAGCACGGTCATTCCCTTCCCTGCTCGTATCGTCGTAGCTGGAACTCTCGCTGCTTACACCTTGCGTGAGTCAGGCGGTGCTCAGACTGAAATGTATCAGGTCTATCGCTCTCAATATGAGGACGGCAGGCGAAGGGCTTTAAATAGATTTAACTCAGACACAGGATGGGACGTTAGCTTTGCTCCGGCAAAGCGTAATAGGTGGCGTAGATGAGCGTAATGGTCACCTACCGCATGCCTGAGATGGGGCTAGGGACTGATTTTTCTGAATTTGACCGCCCTATCAATTTCGCAAGCGTCTATACAAACAGATTTAGAAACATCACCGGAGGGGCCTCGAGACGGCCAGGCATGACGGCTCTTGCCGCTGTGCCTGGGAATCCAAATCTCACCCGTATACATGAGTTCGTCGATCAATATGGGAATGATTATCTATTAACCTCGGACGATTCCGGAAACGTATATAAATATGATGGATCGGCTTGGATTACGGCTTTAACAGGCAAAGCCGCCGCCCGAATGATAAGCGCCGAGGGTGGAAATAAGCTTATCTTTGTGAATGGTATAAATCGTAATTTTTACACTGCTGATGGCGGTCTGACCTTTAGCGAACTTAAGGCGATTATTACCCAAGGCACTCTTGCGGCGAGTTCAAATACCACGACAGTTATTGATGGGAATGTCACAAACTGGATCGGGGCAACGCTCGTTTCAAATAACGACATTGTTTATAACGTCACCCGAAATGGATATGGGGTTGTTACCGCGGTAGCAAGCGCACAGCTTACAGTTACGGCAATAGGAACCGGAGGAAATGGAGCCGGTAAAACAGCCTCAGATCAAGCCCCAGGAGACTCTTATCAGCTTATAGATTATGTCGGTTTAACTATTATCCCTGATGGATCGGGAAGTTTTACTAACGTCGCCACGGCAACCACGGGCACGAGTACAACCGTAGTCGCTGTTTCAGGGGTAAATTTCCAAAACACAGAAATTCGAGAAGATGATTTTGTCTATAACACGACAAGATCAGCCATTTCTCGTGTCGGCACAGTCAGTGC